TTCCTAACCTAATGTTGAGCCGCTGCCTAGTTTATCTTCAACGCCAGCTTCTGGATTTAAACGAGCATCTGATAACAATGATCTGCCACTAGAACCACGTAATGCTCTACGTTTGCCAGAAGCTTCTTCTGCTAATCTACGTTGCTCTGTTTCTTGTTGTGCTTTTAATCTTGCATTTTCTCTAACTTGTGCATCTAATGCTGATGTATCTGGTTTACTACCACCGCCTACTAATCCACCCATGTTATATTCTCCTAAATAATGTGTAATCTTCTTGATCAGCGCTATACTTTTCCATATTGCATTCAGGAATAAACTTTAATGCATGGGCAAACTTTATAGCTACTGCATCAGACGTTTTAACAGTTATTTGTAATCTATGCAAGTGATATGATGATGTGCAGCTATCTAAAAATGCTCTAGCGCCACGAATTAGCGCGATTGGATATCTCTTAGAGCTATCGGATAGTATAGACCATGCCTCGCCTACACCTTTCCACATAAGCATGCATCCAAATACAGCTACTGGTTTACCATAAAGGAATGCAGTAACTGCTGGGCCACTCATAGATTGAACTAATAATTGTTTTTCAAAGGCTTCGTTACCCATAGCTGAGTTACGATATGACTCTAAGCCTTCCATATTGTTAAGATGGCTTAAATGAAATGGAAGAAAGTAGCCACCAGGTACATGTGGCAATAGTTCCATTAATACTTTTGGATTAATTGAATACGTCAAAGTCGCCTGTCGCTATAGTTTGGGCTATAAGGGTAGACGCTTGCAATGGGCTTTTAGTTAAACGCTTGTGTTCACCACCACCAAGCAATAGATAACCAAAGGCATCGCCAACGTGAGAGTGTTCGTTTTTATTAGGTGCATCTTTAAATCGTTCTTGACCAGCACCTACAGCAACACGCTTAAAATGATACCCACCAGCTAATGATTTACGAATCATTTTGCATTTAGTTGATATCATAAGTCCTGGTTTACCCATAATAAGTCTTTGCATAGGCGCAGCTGCTGCTTCACGTCTTACTTTAAAGTCATTAGATGGTGTTGGTTGTGCGCGTAGGCCTAATGTTCTAAGATAATCAAACGCAGTGACTTCATAAATAGCATCTCGTTGCATACCAGCTGGATCACCCCATAACATAATCTGTGCTTTAGGATAACGAGCATTTACTTCAGCTAATAATTGCTGACCAAATCTTTCAAGTCCCATGTCAAATGTTACAATCTCATCTAATATAATCCATCGTCCATTGTTTAAACGCTGACCAACAACTGCTGCTGGTGTTAAACCAAAGTCAAGACCAATCTGTAATGGCAACTCTGGATCATAATCTACTTCGCCTGACATAGCATGATCGTCATACTCTGGCCATACGGGTCTGCCTTCTTGAACATAAGTGTATTTACCTTCGGCATAACATTTAATCCAATCAAGATTCTTACCACCAAGCATCTGCATGTAATAACCAGCTGGTAGATTGCTTACGTTTTCAGCTTTGTTATTTATCTTCCACCAACGGCCACCAGAAAATATATGATCATTAGCTTCTGGGTTCTCAGGCAAATCACCAGGAGATACTTCTATGACACCACCAGGTTGTTTAAAAAAATCCCAAGCATACTTGCCAGTAAGTTTTGTTTTTTCCGCTAGTTTAAACCACCAGTGGTCATCATCCATTGGATTAGTATCCATCCAAACACCATGCCAGGTAGGTCCACCATCACGTTGTGTAGGATAGCGACCGACACGATGTGTAAGTCCATCAATAACTGCTTTAGGAAGTTCACGAGCTTCATTTACCCACGCTCCTGTCAATTCAAGTGATAGTAATTTACGTACGTCTTTAGGTTGATCTAGTGCTAAAAAGATAACTTCGCAATCAATACCCGCTGCTTCACCACGAGATGGCAAACGGATATGATGAGTAATAGGGGGAGTGTATAACATTGGTCCAAAAGTATTCTCTGGAAATAAATCTTGCCATGTTTTAATTGTTGTTGTCTTTAATTCAGGATATGAGTTACGAACAATGACAAATCGTGTATAACGAATCCCATCTAATGGTGATGGCTTTTGTCTTACTGCTCGCATCATAATCTCTGCGGCACATGCATAGGATTTACCAGAGCCAACAGGTCCCATCAGTCCGCGCACGAATGCATCTGACTGTAGAAAGTTCCATGTTGTTGGTGCGGTGCTAAAGTCTAAATCAATCCCAGGGCCATGAATGGCTTTCTGAGATGCTTCTTTTATTTTAGCCATCTATATCTTTAATCTCAAGCATCAATAACTGATTAAGCACATTGATCTGTGCTTGTAATGCATCAATAATTTGTAAGGCCTCTGCTTGATAAATGTTGTTTAATGCATATGCATCTCGCAACTTCTGAATGCGCTGATCTAAATCACTCATTATCTTTCTCCTTTGGTTGTAAACGATTTGCTACTAACATTGCATAACCAGCAATGTCAATCCAACTATCATGATGATGTGAATCACCAACAAGTATTCTTGCCATTTTAGTTACAATCATATCTAAAGACTCTTGCATATCTGGATCTAGTTGCTTCCATTCTTGAAGATCTCTTATATAAGATTTTATATCTTGAATAAAAGCAGCTTTTGCCATATAGCTACCATGAGTAATTTGTCTTTCACTCAGCAGCTGGCTGATCTGATCCTGATTCTTGTGTGACTTCGTCATTGTCTATAATCTCTGGTGCGCGTATGTTAATACCTAGTACGCTTGGTTTATCGGATTCCTCTGGATTATCTAACAAACCAGAAGCCTTAGCAAGCAATCTTAATACACCTACCTTATCCCACAACTCAATGTCCAAAGTCGTATAGCTATTTCCTTCCTTATCAACTTTAGTATTCGATTTAATACTCTTAATAGCTTGTAAGGCGTGGTCTGGTATCTGATTACTCGGTTTAACTTTGATATTGCCTTGCTCGTCCCATTCCATAATATCAGTAAGTTTTGTATTCGCCATACATAAAAGAGTATAGCTAACAGCTTCACGATTCTGTTGAAGCGTAGTCGAGCGCTCAAGTTTCTTTTGAAGGCTACGGACACCACCATAGCCAGCAAGAGACGGGATGGGGTTTTTCTTTTTGACTTCTTCAGCCATTTAGAATGGTAAGTCATCTGGAAGATCATCAAAATTTACATCTGATGTTTGAGCTGATGGCATAGGTGCTGGTGCAGAACCTTTAGCTACCTTTGGTTTTCCTAAAGATACGGAAATATATTCAATAGCAGAATGCCCACTAATTTTTTTGCTAACATTAAGATAATAAAGATTACCATTAAGATCAGCAAATTCTCCAGTAAAGTCCGCATGCCAGTCCTCTTTTTTATTTTGGTTAATAAATGCAACACCCGTTCCAGGTTTACGTTCTTTTTGCTCAGCCATTTCTTTCTCCTTAATCTATTTTTGTTGGTTTAACTCTTTTACTTATGCATTCCTCGCAAATCCATCTGCGATTCTTGCCATGTAATGCTATCTTCCATTTTCCTCCAATGCTACTTTTATACTGATAGCATGTAGAACAAAATCTATTTCCAAGAGGACTTGGTAAAGCATCCTCATATATTGCACTATTGTCCACTATATTCACTAATCGTTACCACCGCTGCCCCACCTGGTCTTGGCGTACTACGAGCAATTGATAACATATCTATTTGAGAATCGTCATCATATACACCAGCTGCCATTAACGCATCTAATATTGCCTTTAAGCAATTATCGAGATCAAATACTCTCCGACTACGAGGATGGATATAAATATTAACGTAAAGGCGAGCATTGCCAAAAGATCCCACTTTGTCTCTAAAGCAGATGCCTTGAACTGCTGTCTTAAATAACACGCCTTCTTTTGAGATAAATCTTCTTTTTCCATTTGCTCTCCAGTAAGTATTAACTGATGGTGGGTATGGCAACTCTAATATCATTGACTAATCTTATTTAAACGAGCATTGATGTCAGCTTCTTTAGAAAGATGTGTTCCAATAGCTTCGTTAATAATAAGAGCTTTAGCTTTCTTTGTTTCTTTGTGCGCTTTATCTAATAGATCAACACTTGCTGGTGTTAGTCTAACTAGAAATGGTTTTAATTCTGTACTCATTCTATGCTCCCATAATATTCTATTAAAAATCTATTTGTAACTACTTGCAGACTAGCT